TAGTAAACCTGTATCTTTCTAAGTGTTATATTGTTCCATAGCACAACGGTTAGTGCAAACGACTGATAATCGTTAGATCTAAGTTCGATTCTTAGTGGAACAACCAAGAATACTCCCATATGCCGACCTACCACATGCGGTTTTGGGGAAGGGCTGTGTGGTAGCAGCCCGAGAGTTTATGGTCCCTTCGTCTATCGGTTAGGACATCAGACTTTCAATCTGAGAAGAGGAGTTCGATTCTCCTAGGGATCACCAGTTTATGGACGAGTAGCTCAGTTGGTAGAGCAGCCGACTCTTAATCGGCTTGTCGTGGGTTCGATCCCCTCCTCGTCTACCATTTGGAACATAACAACAGGACGCTGGCTCTGTGAAGTAAGATATCGGGTTGATCTCCGAGAAGGTATGGAGAGTGTTATGTTCCTACTTTATTTTGGACCCATAGCTCAATAGGTAGAGCAGTTGACTTTTAATCAATAGGTTCCCAGTTCAAATCTGGGTGGGTCTACATAAGCACTCCGAATCACTAAATAGCAATGACAATAAGACTATTAGTGATTCGGAGGTTAGCGCAATGCACTTTATTATTTATAAAGTTACAAACAAATTAAACGGTAAAGAATATACTGGAAAGCATCAAACAGAAAACCTTAATGATGGTTATATGGGTTCCGGTAAATTAGTTAGATCTTCTATTAATAAATATGGAATTCAATTTTTTTCGAAAGAAATCTTGCATATTTTCGATAATGAAGAAGAAATGAACGCTAAAGAAAAAGAATTGGTCACAGAAGAATATTGTGATAGAACAGATACATATAATATATGTCCTGGTGGTAATGGTGGGTTTGGGTATATCAACAGAACAATAGATAGAACTTCTCTGAATAGAGAAATATCTTCTAAAAGAGACTATAAAGACGAGCAGTATAGATCTAAACTCTCTAGAAGAACTAAAGAGGGTATGAATACGCCAGAATTAAAAAAATATATTTCTGACAAATTGAAAAAACATTGGAAAGAAAATGGCCATAATTGGGTTGGTAAATCACACAAACCAGAATCAATTGCTTTGATGAAAGAATCATCTAAGGGTAAACATGATGGTTCTAAGAACAGCCAGTATGGCACTTGTTGGATAACTAACGGTTCTATTAATAAGAAAATCAAGAAAGAAGAACTTGACTTATGGGTAGAACAAGGATATTATAAAGGTAGAAAATTGGGGGCGTAGCTCAATTGGGAGAGCGCAGCACTGTCACTGCTGAGGTAGCGAGATCGAAACTCGTCGCTCCCGCCACTTATATATGGGGGATGGTGTTGGTACACAGGGAGACCTTATAAGTCTTTCAGCGCCCGATTAGCGTTCTCGACTCGGTTCGAATCCGGGATCCCCTACCAAATGGAGAGTTGGCTGAGTGGCCTAAAGCACTCGTTTGCTAAATGAGCGTAGGAGAAATTCTACCGTGGGTTCGAATCCCACACTCTCCGCCAAAAAAGTTATTGACTTGTTGATAAATTTTTAGTAAGATAACTAAATAGAATACTTGATAATACGCCAACGGATTAGATTGCGGTTCGAAACGTGGACAGTAATACGGTTGCAGTCAATCCCGACTAACCTGCGATGGTTAGCGCCTTGATCGGTGTAGTAGGAAACGGTGCGAGGAGAGCCTATAGGTTATTTCTAGTCCGTTGGCGTATTATCAATGGGGGTGTAGCTCAACTGGGAGAGCAGCTGCCTTGCACGCAGCAGGTTGCAGGTTCGATGCCTGTCACTTCCACCATTTGGAGGATGGCGTGCCTGGGGCACACACTGTCTTGAAAACAGCGCCACCGAAAGGTTGATGGTTCGATTCCTTCATCCTCCGCCATTATCAGTGAAGTGTTACGGTAGCACGGGACTCTCCAAAAGTCTAGGCGTGGGTTCGACTCCTACCACTGGTGCCAGAGAAGTCAGAAAGGTGTCAACACAAACTCTTTAAAAGTCGTTTGTTGTCCGTGCCCTAAGAAGGTATATCGAAACGTATTCGGTTCGCTGGTAGGTCGGCAAGATGTCGAGGAGTCCTCATAAGGCTTTAAAGGTTGGTTTGATTCCAACTATCAGCACCAGAGGTGGTTGTCTAAGTTGTATAGACATGCGAACGAGGCTACCTTGCCTCAACCGCTATCGGTTGTCTAAGTTGTATAGACATGTGAATGAGGCTACCTTGCCTCAACCGTTTCTGTTTATTGCGGGCGGGAGGTATAGTATCTCGCTGGTCTCATAAACCAGTAGAAGTTGGTGCAATTCCAACGCATCGCATCCAGTTTTATCCGAGTGTAGCGCAGCCTGGTAGCGCATCTGGTTTGGGACCAGAGGGTCGTTGGTTCGAATCCAGCTACTCGGACCAATTCGCCCGCTTCGGCGTAGAAAAATAGAGCGCATGTAGGACCGAGTGCAGACAGCGTATAAATTGAGCCAAACTGTGAAAAGTGCACAAGTAGCAGAAAGGCGAACGAGTCTTCGGTCCAGGGAATTTATGGGGGATTAGCTCAGCTGGGAGAGCAACTCTTTTACACGGAGAAGGTCGGCAGTTCAATCCTGTCATCCCCTACCACTATTCCAGTGAATCGCTATGGACGCATAGAGGGGTTGCTGGCAGGGTAACGATTAGCAGAGAGGCGTGTGCAAACCTGCTACCACGTGCCCGTAAGTTTATGCCCCAATAGCCCAATTGGTAGAGGCGTCGGTCTTAGGAACCGAAGGTTGGGAGTTCGAATCTCTCCTGGGGCACCAATTGTAGTATAGGAAAACATTCGGGACTGAGAGCCTATACCTCTGTGAAGTCCCAGCTCAATATGCTCGTATCGTCTAGTGGTCAGGACGACACCCTCTCAAGGTGTAGAGTCCGGTTCAAATCCGGATATGAGCTCCATGCGTCGTTGGTGTAGGTGATCCGCACGTCGGTTTGAAGCTCCGAAGGACTTAGTTTGATTCTAAGATGACGCACCATTATAGGTCAGTGACGGAAGAGTAGACGTGGCGCTAACGCTGGGCGCTGTTGTTTTTCGTCCGGAAGAAAGACAACGTGTAGGTGCAAGTCCTACCTGGCCTACCAAATCATGCTCCTATATCCCAACTGGTAGAGGACGTTGACTCAAAATCATCGCTAGTGTCAGTTCGAATCTGACTAGGAGTACCAAATTATGACTATCTTTGTTGTTAGTGATACGCACTTTGGTCATGCTAATATACTCAACTTCAAACAGGAAGATGGTTCTCCTGTTAGAAACTTTTCTTCTGTTGAAGAAATGGATGAGCATATGGTTGAACGTTGGAACAGTGTTGTTTCTGATTCTGACATTGTGTATCATCTAGGTGATGTCTATTTTAGTAAAGGTCATCAGCATCTTTACAGATTGAAAGGACGTAAGCGTCTTATTCTTGGCAACCATGACAACGCTAAGAATGAACACATACAGAAAGTCTTTCAAAAGATTATGGTCTGGAGAATGTTTCCGGAATACAATTGCACTCTGTCGCATATTCCGTTGCATGTTTCTAGTCTGTATAAAACAAAGTATAATGTTCATGGACATGTGCATCGTAATAGTTTGCCCGATGAAGCATACAAGAATGTTTCTGTTGAGGTAATTGATTACACACCTGTTCCATTACTGGATTGTCTGGGTAGCTCAACTGAATAGAGCATCGGTCTACGAAACCGAAGGTTGAAGGTTTGAATCCTTTCCTGGACTCCATAATAGCGGATTAGAAATCTGCTTTTGTATAAATAAGTTCAGGAGGACTTATCATGATACAAAGACAGAATCAAGTAACCGACGATGAAATAATACATGCTTATAATGAGTATAAACATCTAGGTAAAATGGCCGCCAAGTTTAAATTGCCTGTAATAGAAATTTGGAGAAAGTGTAAAAAACTAGATCTGAAATTCTCTGTTGGAGGAGCAAATCAAAAGGTTCCTCTTGCTGAAATATTAGATGGATTACATCCATATTTTCAGACAGGAAAGGTAAAAAAGAAAATTCTGCAAGAGAATGCTTTAGAATATAAATGCGTTGGATGTGGTATAACAGATAGTTGGAACGAAAAACCTATAGTTCTTCATTTAGATCATATAGATGGAGATAGTTCTAATCATATGAAGTCTAATCTACGTTTCTTATGTCCTAATTGTCATTCTCAAACTAACACTTGGTGTGGCAGAAACAAATAAGGGTCGGTATACAACTAAGGACGTTGTGCGGTCTGTAAAACCGTTGCCTATGCGCTGGCCAGGATCGTTACCTGGGCGACCCACCAAATTTTGTTCGGGGTTAGTTAAATTGGTATAACGTAGGATTTTGGTTCCTACTTTCAGGGTTCGAGTCCTTGACCCCGATCCACTATTAGGAATGAAATGCAATTTACATATTTGTTTCCTACATTTTTTGCAGAAGAACAAATTGATGTTGATAATGCAAAGATTGAACAGTATTGTTATCAACGCAAAGCTATAGATAGCGGTGTTGAGATGAGTAATGTTGGCGGTTGGCACAGTGAATTTTTTGATCCGTGGATTCCAGAACTTAATGAACTTACTACGATAGTTAAAACGAAATTAGAAGAAGTTTCTGATATTATAGATTATGGTGTTAAAGCAGAAATACATAAATGCTTTATCAATATAAGTAAAAAAGGTGATTCGCATACAATACATGATCATCCTGGATCTTTTTTGTCTGCTGTCTATTATGTTAATACTGATTTGTCTAGAGGTAATATAGTATTTCATAATGATAACAGACTAATCGAATGGAACCAGGACAGTAAAAAGATTAAAAATTTTAATGCATTAAACTGTTCTTCGTGGACAGTTATGGGTTCTACTGGTAAGTTGATAATTTTTCCTGCTTGGTTAAAACATCAAGTGACAGTAAATAATACTGACAAAGATAGAATAAGTATTGTTTATAATTGTCCAATAGAAAAGAACAATTTGCTGGGGTAGTGTAATGGTAGCACCCGAGTTTGTGGAGCTCGGAGCCTAGGATCGATACCTAGTCCCAGTACCACTAATGCTGCTGTGGCCGAATGGTAAGGCAATTCATTAGTAATGAATAGATTGGGAGTTCGATTCTCTCCAGCAGCACCATAAAAAAGACTTGACATTTTTTACATCTTGGGGTAATATATAAATATGAATGATATGAACTTCCCCAACTACTATGTATGTAAAGAGTGTTCTCGAGTTACTCGAACGTATCCTATTGGTTGCGATCGAGTGATGTGTCAAGTAAAGAAAGATATGATCAATGATATCTGTTGGTCTTTAATCTGGATTGCCGCAGTCTGCGGAGCGTTGTATTATATTTTTATTCCCGTGTAACTCAGTTGGTAGAGTAGGTCGCTGTTAACGATTTTGTCGGAGGTTCGAGTCCTTCCTCGGGAGCCAATTAGGTTGGTCGCTATAAATAGACTCGTGTGGATCCACGGTTAGACCACTTCTTTTGGAGAGTCAAAATGAAAAAGATCTTTGTTGCTCTAGCGTTAGTTCTTGGTATTAGTATCTCTCAACCAGCAAACGCTCAGTACTGGGGCGGATATGGTTACGGTTATGGTGCTGCTTATGGTGCTATGGCTGGCGCTGCCATCCTTGGTGGTGTAATTGGTGGAGCAATTGCTTCGCAGGGTTATGGGTATGGTTACGGCTATGGTCCTTATGGTGGTGGATACTACGCACCATATGCTCCTCCGGCTTATTACTACAACCCTCGTCGTGCTTATTACTACGGATACTAAGATGAAAAAGTTAGCAGTAGCATTGGCTCTTGTGTTAGCAACTCCTGCTATGGCTGGTAATTATAACATTGATTACTGTAACAACTGTAACATTAATGTTCAGAAGCCAGTCGTAAAGAAGGTAGTTAAAACAGTTCCTGTGGCTGTTGAGTATGTTCCTGCTGGCCCTGGACCAATTAGTTCAACAGTAATGGTTCCAGTAGCAGTTCCTGTTCAGCCTGCTCCGTTGGTTCCTGTTTATAATTATGTACCAACTCCAGAAGCATCTAACATTTATTCGCCTCCTGGTTACCCAACTAATGTTCCTGTGGCAGCTGCTGGTAACTGTGCGATGTATGTTGATCCTTATGATCTGTTCGGTCAGTTGTTTGGTGGAGCAGATTTGGTTCAGAGTTGTTTGGTTCCTGCGTATTAATGCCGGCATAGCTCAGACGGTAGAGCAGTTCACTTGTAATGATCAGGTCGTGGGTTCGATTCCTGCTGCCGGCACCATTGGGAAATAGTTTAATCGGTAAAACCACGGACTCTGACTCCGTTAATCTTGGTTCGAGTCCAGGTTTCCCAGCCATCTAAAGGATATATATTATGGATCATAAGACTAGCGCCATCATAAAGATTGTTTGTTTCTTTGGAATAACAATCATGATAGGTTTTATAATTTCCGATATTCATATGCTTTCTAGTAATTAATGCGGGTGTAACTCAGGGGTAGAGTGTCAGCCTTCCAAGCTGTTCGTCGCCAGTTCGAATCTGGTCGCCCGCTCCAATTCTTATGGTATGTAATGTCTCGTGATAAAAAATATATGGACTTTGTCCGTAGACTAGCTACCTCCAATAACATGAAAATGAAACTGGCAGCGTGTCTCGTTATTCGTAACGAGATTATCTCTGTCGGTTTCAATTCAGATAAATCTCATCCTCTGCAGAAAAAGTTCGCAAAGAATACTGATGCGATCTTTAAACATGCAGAGGTAGATTGTATCATCAAAGCGTTGAAGATTGTTGATGAAGAAGATCTAAAAGATGCCACTCTTTATGTCTATCGTGTTAAGAAACAAAACAAAGGCGATAGTAGTTGGGTGAGTGGACTGGCAGAACCTTGTCCTGGCTGTAAGAAAGCCATAGAACATTTTGGTATTAAACGTACGGTATATTCTACCGATGAAGAAGGTCTAATAGGATTTATCGAGCAGTAAATATATCTATCACTTTATTAACATAATCCCCACGATCCTTTACGAATAGCTGTGGTTCTTCATGATCTACTGCTATCATAATAGCGATCTGGGGAATTTGTATTTTATACATATACTCAAACATCATAGAATAGACTGTGGTCTGTAAAAAATAACTGGTGATCCACTCTTCTTTTTTAAGTTTACGGCTTGTTTTAAAATCAACGATAGAAGGAACTCCATCAAATTCTGCGATAAGATCGCATCGCCCTGCTGTTTTTAAAGCAACAGAGTAGAGAGGAAGTTCGATACCTAGAATGTTATCAACGTGTTTATCTATGAGCGTCTGAAGGCTTTTAAAAGAATCAACTCCAGAAGGCATAGCACCCCGAAGATAATCTTCTTCGTTGAGGACATAGCGCTCGGCGAGCGAGTGTACGGCGGTTCCACGTCGAGCAGCCTGTGTAGAAATTTTCCTAGCTTCTTCCTCACCGACTTTAGCTCTCCATTCTAGTAGTGCGGTTTTGTCCATTGACTCTGAGATAACAGTTGTTACCGAGCGAAACTTTTCTCCACTCGGTAACACATAGTAACGGATACCATCTATAGAAGTTGTTTCAATTTCAACTTCTGGTACTAGATTATGTTTGAATATCTTTCGCAAATCCATTTTCCATCTTGTACTTCGCATCCATACGATTGGTCACGACTATTTTATTGCCAGTTGGTTCTTTAACAGTAGCAATCCATTGAACAGCTACTGGGCCAATGCCTCTAGCCATCCAATATCTAGCGCCACCAATCTTTGAACCCCATGCCTGTTGATACACTAATGTAACAACATCCTTATATGTTTCGCCCATGGCATTAGTCCACTTGTCTATCTTTCTTTCATAAACAAATGACTGTGTGCCATTGAGCATCTGTGGCGGAGAACAAGCAAAGAAATCTGACTTTGGATTGTTCTCATATTTCTTACCGATCTCGCAGTAATCTCCCCACCAAATAGGTTTCTTATCTTGGAACACAACCTTGTTTCTGTTTCCGAAGATCTTAGTAGAGATACTTTCTTTCTCGATAATATTATCGTCTCGCCATTCAGCAATACCATAATTCAATTTGTATCGTAGATACCAAGTGTCTTTCCACTTCATATCCTTATCGTAATCAACATAAAGAATAGAATTTGATGCATCATCCCAAACAAACCATGAATGCATATCTGGCATTGTCGCAGTAGCATTAGTATCTGGTTCTCTGCCAGCATCAACATAATGGAACTTGGCAATTCTACCTAACGGTGGAGCAGGCCAATAGTCCCATGCTCTAATTATGTCTTTAGCTTCTGTCATACTTGAATCCTCATCTTGTCTTTAAGAATTATATATTCTTTTACAAGAGCCGATCTTACAATATCTTCAGCGTCAAATTCTACAAGTTCAAATGATCTCATGTTCTTAACAACTCTCATGAAATCGTTAAGCCCATTCTTCTCATGCTCTCTTGTGAAGTCAGACTGCCTAAAGTCTCCACAAAATATTACCTTACAGTTATGACCAACACGAGTAATGACAGAATCTAGTTCGTGAAGAGTAGCGTTCTGCATTTCGTCGACAATAACTATACAATCGTTGAGAGTAATACCACGTATAAAAGATGTAGAAATAAACTCAACGAGATTCTTATTTTTAAGATAATCGTATGCGTCTCCTCTGCCAAATAATTCATGACAGATTGCATAGTAAGGAGCCTCATATACCTTTGTCTTTTCCTTGTTGTTTCCTGGCAAGAAACCCATGTCTCTTGTAGGAACTACTGTTCTAACAATAACAACTTTCTTATAAACACATTCTGGGTTGTTTAGAATTTGTTTAAGAGATAGATACATGGCCATGAAGGACTTACCTGTTCCAGCAATACCATGTAACATTAGATTCATATCTTCAGAGAATGCTTTGAAAGTCCATCTTTGGTTTTCCGTCAATGGATCAAAGTGTCTCAGATTAAAATTTAATTTCTCTTGATAATTTTCCTTTGGTTGTTTACCTGATTGGCGAAGAAGTCTTTTCTCTCTACGAGTTAGTCTTTTTGTTCCGTGTTCTTCTTCCATTTTACCCCTTAGAATGTGTTAATGGTCGACCTACTTATACCTTTTTGGTTTCCCTTCTTGATATGTTTCAACAGATCACGGAACGAAGCGTCAGGTTTCGCCATGCCTCTGCCAGAATGGATCATAGGAGCGCCATTTACGAGTTGAGTTACATGTGGGTTTTCTTCAAGATAAACTTCAAGAGCAGAGATGCTCATGAAGTCTTCATACTCTTCGCCAGTTTCATTGTTTAAGAACTTATACGTTGGCATCTTTGCTCTTTCCCATGTAGGAATTCTTGCCCATGGTGCCAGTGACCATGGGCGCTCCGTTAATAAGTAGCTCAACGTGTGGATGTTCCTCGATCTTCTGTTCCATCTCGGAGATAGACATTAGTTCTTCCCACTCTTCGCCAGTCTGTGTATTACGTAGCTTATAGATAGGCATTAATATTTCCAATTGTTATCAATAATATCATCAGAAATATCTTGCTCTTCATCTTCTAATAGAGCAGAGATATCCTTTGTACGCAAGGCACGTTCAACCCGTTTAGCCTTACGCTTGTTCTCACGTTCACGAGGATCATCGTGAAATTCTTCATGATCTGAATAATCGTTCTTCTTAAACTTCTTTAGTGCTGACTTGCTCATTCTGCGATTAACCCTGGTAGTGCTTCTTTAACATGTTGAACTGTGATGCCTGGAAACGGCATCTTCTTATCCTTCATAGCTAGGACAAGTTTTGCATCGTCTGGATCTAGTCTCTCTAGAAACTCAACAAACATTGCTTCACGCTTTGCCTGATTGAGAGTAGGATAGAATCCTTCGACGAAATATCTGATCTTATCAGCTTCCTTATGGAACACATGCTGTTGATCTACAATTTCATTTGGTCTGTAAGGAGGTTCGCCTTCGGGCAATAGAAACTTGACAGTGGGATCAAACACAGCCTGTAGAACAATGCGCAGAGCCATGGTATCATTACCAGCTAGATTGTCTACTTTTTCCTGCGTCTTTTTTAGTTTAGAAACCTTGTGTAAAAATTCATACATTCCAAGGACAGCCATTATTATCTCCTAAAATTCACTCAAATGATCAGTAAGGTTTTTGAGTTTGTTTGCTATAAAGTAATTTAGTAGTTTGCTACGATCGCGATTTGACTGTGCTTCGTATTGAAGCATAACCTTTTCGCGAATTTCATCTGGGGTAAAACTCAGATCAATCAATCGAGCGTTACGAGAATAGTTACGGGCAGTAACTGTATCCATTTCTTCTAGATCAGTGCCCATAATCTTTTCCATTTTCTTTGCTGTCAGGGGTCGCTGCCGATCACCCACAACAAAAACATTATCAGGAGAAAGAACATTAGGAACGCCATCGCCTGCATCTCCCTTTAGAATATGTTCGTGAAGATATCTCTCAGGATCGTCATGGGATACCCACTTCTTGCGAGTAGGATCATATTGTTTTACGTTAGAATATACGTGCAACTGAATAAAATCTTTATCGCCTGATAGAATTAGGATTTTCTCACCCGTATTTAGTTCTGATCCGAACTTAGAGACGAGCGTAGAGATGACATCGTCAGCCTCTGCGGACTCAACGTCAATAACACGGTAGGGAA